CACCAAGTAGTTACGATCACAATCCCGGGCGCTCCTGCGCCGCCGGTTCCGGCTCCGTTCGATCCGTTCGCCGCAAGCAAGGCCGCTCCAATACCGCCGCCTCCGCCGCCGCCTCCGCCGCCGCCGTGGCTTACAACGCTGTCACCGCCTGCGCCGCCGCCGCCTGCGCCGTAGCCCTTGCCGCCCTTGCCTCCGCTACCGTGGACACCGACAGTGCCGCCCGCGCCTCCTGCGCCTCCGACATTGGCGTGGCCGCGCCGTCCAGCTCGCCCGGTATCACCGGGAGCGCTAAGCACTCCCACCCCACCGTCTCCGCCGCCTGATGCGCAGCCGTCGCCAGTCATTGTGCCGCCGACACCCGCATTGATGCCAGCGCCGGATGTAGCCGCCGCGGTGCTAAGATATGTGCCAAGCACGGAAAAAGTACTGAACGCGCCAAGCGATCCAAAACTGGACTGCGCTCCCACACCGCCAGCCGCCTGCACGGCTACGTCTTCCGTGTCTCCCAGGAACGACGCGGGGATAGTAATCTCCCGCCGCGCGCCTGCAGCACCGCCGCCGGCGCCGCCGCTGTCACCGCCACTCGTGCCGGCGCCGGGGAAGCCCGCATCCTGAACTAGGATGTGCACGGTCTTCGCATGGGCTGGTTTCGTCCAAGTCCCGGTTGCTGTGAGAAATTCTTGCACGTCCGGCGCGATCGTGTTGAGTGCTGCGACATCCGTCGTCAGCTGGTGCCACAGAAAATTCTCTTCCTGTGCGCTGCAATTGGCTATGTCTGTTCGGTGCCCTTTGGCTGCTAACGCAGCGGACGGCTCGACCTTAGTCGGCGTTATGCCGTCTTCGTAGTACGTGTCGCTTGCCCAGATTCGATCAACCATGAAAATCACTCCTTGGCACCAGGCCGCGCCTGCGTGTGTTGTCCACCGCGCCGCCGTAACCAGGCCGCGCACAGCCACCGGCGCCAGCGTTCGTCAGCCACACGGCGTGCACGCCGCCTTTACATGCATCGTCTAACATAGAAACCGCCGCATCTGTGTCCGCCGCATTTGGTGTTGTAATTTGTAGCACCCGGACCTCATTGCGTCCAGATAAAACTTTAACCGAACCTTTGGTCAACAGTGCGATGATACCCGCAAGCTTGGGCGGAGTTCCGTCACTGCGGTTGACTGCAATTCGCGCTTGCACGTAGACACGCAATGTGTCAGTGTTCGCCGGGCGGCGCGTTTCTCCAACAATGCGCGCAAGGCCTTCAAGCGCAAATCGCCCACAGGTGTCAACGTCAAGGCCTGAAACGAAAGACCAGATCGCGTCTTCAAGCTCTTGGATTTCTCCGAGGTACCCAAACAACCACGCCGCAATTCTTGGCTTGCCCCACAGCGGGGGGACTAGTTTTAAAATGCCGGCGTTGTGGCTTTGGGTGTGCTGCAGTGCGGTCATACGATCGTCACCGCAATCCGGCTCGCATCCAATGTGCCTACGTGCGTGTTGTCAATGACAATGTCACTCGTTCCGCCCGGCGCTGGCGCAGTTCCAAGGTGCAATGATGTCACGTTCGTCACGCCTGCTGCACGAAATGCAGCGCTTACCAGCGCCGCGTACAACACGTCATTGTCGATCGTCTCAGCATGTGCTGCCATGATTGCAGCCTGCACAACACCCGCGCTTGTGCTGCCAGCAACCGTCACTGTAATATAACAAGGAATCTGATCTGCACGATCAAAGTACATATACTTAATATCGCCCCACTCATCAGGCGTGCCTTGCGTTGTGCCGCCGGATGTTTCACTGCCGTCACCCTTGGCTGCGTACAACGCCGCTGCGATCGCTGTGTTGGCCACAGCAGCGCCTACACCGTCCCAAACCACAGGGTGTATTGCATTTGGCGGGATGCCATCCACTACAGAGGACGTGTCGTTCTCGAACACGCGTACGTCGATCATTCCAGGCAACGCGCGCAGCGCTGCCGCAACAGCGTGCACCGTGCCCTTGCCGGTTGCGGAAAGGGATGTTTCACGTTCCGTGCGCAGGCTGTCGAGTGATTGCTCGTCTGTGCCTGGCTCGGCTTCAATCGGATTAGTCGCCGACACCAGACCGAGTATTGGCGTTGCGATTACCGTCAAACTGCCGGCTGCCGCAGCGTACGGCGCGCCCGTGCCGACGCTGGTAAAGTCGCAGGTCTTTACGCCCGCGGTGGCTGCGGTGACTTCGGTATCGTTCGCCCACAAATTGGTTGCTTCGCCGGTCACGGATAGCGACAACGTGCCGGGCGCGATCGGTCCTGTTGCACGATCAAAGGTCAATTCGACACCTGCGACGCGCCCCGCAGTCGGGCCGTTGCGCGTCACGCCAGTCAGCTTACACAATCCGACAAGCAGCATTTCCACAGCGTTGTCAGGGTCGAGCGCGCCAGTTGCGGCTTCGAGTGTTTCCCAGGCTTGCGCGAGCTCTTCCGAAACAATGGCATTCATATTGCCGAAGATCGTGCGTTCGGATAGGTCGAGCTTGCTTGAGATCTTGTCGCGCTGCCAGGCTTCGATCGCGCCGATAATGTCTGCGTAAGTCTTGCGCACGAAGCCGGTATCGGTTAGGCCGTAGGTTGTCACGCCTGCACCGTTGCGGAAATGGAGACGGTTTCGATCGCGCCTAGCTGCACGATGTTAATCCGCACGTCCTTTGCGAGGTTGAATTTGCTGCGCATTGTATAAGCCTGCGCTAGCGTCAACGGCTGCGCGTTCAGCTTTTCAACGTACTTCGTGCGATCATTCACCGCAACCAGCATGTAGCTTTTCATCTTATCGTTACCTCACTCGCAACGGGCGTGCCTTCTGCTGTGTGCGCCCACCATTTCAGGCTGGCTGTGCGCGACGGGGAGTCAAAGTCGATCGTAATCCGATCGACTCCGTCAACGCCCGCGGTTTCGGAAATCACCCTGTACACTTCCGCGCGCAATAGTGCGAGCCCGGCGTCAGTCGGTTTTTCAAAAATGCCCTGCAGGTACTTCACGCCTTTATTTTGGTCGTAAATCCACGTGCCTGCGAAAGTCTGCAGGCCGATGTTGACGCGGCTTGCGATGTCGTCGGCCCCTTGACTGAGCTGTACGTACCGGCCATCAGCAGACAGCGCGAGATCGCCGGGGACTTGGAAGCCGACGGTCACACGCCCTCGTATTGCGGCAGTACATCTTCGTCGAAACTTTTCGCTTGCACGAAAGATTCTTCCGGGGCGAAACGAAATTCGAGGCGAGACCGTAGAAATGCGCCTTTCCAACGGTACTCAATAAACCACCTATGAAAATGCGCCCAGCCGATCGCCAGGTGAATTTTATTTAATCTTGATGTGTCAGACGACAGCAAAGCTTTGCGATGTGCGTCGGGGATCATCCAGTCACATTTAGCACGGTGCTTCCGCCCGCGCTACCCCAACTTGCAAGCGCCGCGTTCAGCGCGGCCCAAGCAGCATCCGGGCCGCCGGGCGTGCACACACTTGCGGCCGCGGCCGACGTTAGCGCGGTTTTGAGCAGGCCGAGCAGCGTCGTCAGTTCGAGCGCCGTTACCACAGGCAGGGCCGGCACGGCTGCCGGCAGCCCCACAACGACCTTACTTCCCGTCGCTTGCACGACTGGACCCGTCAGGCCGTCTTTGCCAAACGCCGCGCCTGTGAGCAGGCTGGGCGCCAGCATTGGGGTAATGTCCGGTGCTGCGCCCGGTTGGGCGTAAGCAAAAAGGCCGTGACGTTTGAGCAGAGCGGGAGCCATCGCACTTCCACTCAAACGCCACGGTGAAAAATCGGCCTCGCAAAATGTCAGTAACACATGGTCGCCCGCTGCAAGTGGCATGTGCAACATGTAGCCGCCGCCGCGAGGCCAAAGCACTGGCACGTCTTCGAGCGTTGGCATGCCTTCGATCACAGGCTCGACTGAGACCTGCTGCAGCAGCGGGAAATAGGACTTAACCTTCGCGGGAATTGACGTGTGTACGCCGTCAAGCGCGTGCTCAATGGCTGCGTGGATTACTTCAGGCCAGGTGACGTCACCCATAAATCCCCTCAAAAGACGAGTACCACTCTTGCCCGCGGGTGTCGCCCGTGTGCGCGACTTTCGTCAACAGCGCGTTGCCGTTGACGTTGCTCGACTTAAACACAACCATTTGCCCGGGGGTGAGCTCTGCACGCAGCAGGCATTTACCCTTCACGACTTTGATCGTCTGCGTGTGCCCGAACCGTTTGATCTTTTCGGTCGTAGTTTCCAGCACGTCGATCATGCCGGTTTCTTTGGAGATCAACGCCCCAACGGAAGCGGGGATTTCCGGCGCCGGCCGCACCTGCAACTTACCGCCCTGGATGCTCCAAGGCATTTGCACGCTGCGCATGAAATAGATAAACTCATCTAGCGCAGGCCCATCCACGCCGAACGCGTGCGTCAAAGCTGGGCCGGTTGGCAGCTTCGCCGCCGCGCCCATGGTTGCCGCGTTGCCTATGTCCACATTGAGAGCCGTTGCAAATGCGACTAGTATCTGCGCGATCGGAGTGCCTTTGCTCCAAGTCTGTTTGATACTCTTGCCGGCGATCGGCTCGCCCTTTTTATCGAGCTCGCCGTCACCCGCCTGTATCGTTGTGATCCAATCCGGCGCTGCATGCACCGACGTTGCGTCCCGCAGCATGCCATCGAAAATCACGCCCATGCCGTCTGCGTAGCCCGCTTGCAGTTTGCACGGCACGCCTTGCAGCGCGCCCAGGGATGCCCGGTGCGCCGGGTTTAGGTTGTAGACTTTGATTACTGCGCTATTTGGCCAGGACTTTTCGTCCCGCTGGATGTCAAACTCCACGCGCAGGTTACTCGTGCTTGCGAGCGCAAACCCGTCGAAACCGGTGCCAACGTCAAGCGCGATCGCTCTTTGGAATTGCGTCGTCACGTGCTCGCCCCCTCTGCTGCTGTGCGGTAGTACAACACAACGCGCGAGCCAAGCCCAGTAAAGCCTGCATGCTCGTTGACGCCGTCAAGCGGTACCGCGAGCAATGCGCCCGGCGGTTTGCCCGGAACAGTGCACCCACGCAACAGGTTCACTCCGTTGCTGATCGCCCGCCCCTGGACGATCGGCGTGCCGGCGTTGTCGTATACCGACAGCACCCAATGATCAAGTTGAGCATTCCAGCTGAACTTCAGAGCGTACGCGGTGCCGTCAAGCGTAAGCCCTTCGATGTATTCGAAAAGAGAGCCGTCACTTACGGTTGGGATTTGCAGCACGCTTACAGCCCTCCCAGCAATTTGTCCAGGCCGCTTGCTAGCAGACTTTTTTCAACGACTTGCTTTTCTTTCGCTTCAGCGTTCTGGTCGCCTTTGTTCAAAATTGGCAACGCACGTACGACGGACGTCAACGCGCCAGCGCCGGGCACCAGGCTACTCGCGGCAGTCTTCACAACGTCAATGTGCTCGGCTTCGATCTGAAACCGACACAGACCGCCCTCTTTGCTGCCGCGGTGATACTTGATTGACGTAATTATGTAGTCCGCCAGCACCAAACCTTGGTACGCAAACGCCACTTTCTTCACGTCTTTTTGCACTTTGATAAGCGCGTCGTGCATTTCGTGAATACGATCCTTACTCTCTTTTGCGTTGAGCGTATAGGTTTTGAGCTCGTTGGTTGACGTCAATCCGATCGCATTTGTCAACGCGCCGATCGCAGCACCCGCAGCCATTGTCAACGCGAGCAGCCCCTCCGGCTGGAATTGGCTTTCACGGACGTCGATCGGCGCCTGCTGCCATTTCAGTTCGTCGTCACGCAGGGTCATTGCCGACTGGGCAAACTCAAAAGAGACGGTCGGCGGATGCACGTCTACATGGTCGGCTATGGTTGAGCCGTCTTCGATCGGGTGCTTGGTGACCTCCGCGTCATGCGAGGCTGACACGTCTGTCACGATATCCGCGGTCAATGCGCCGCCGTCCCATGTTAGCCAATCAGCCATTGGGTGCCCCCGCTAGCGCGCCGTGGAGCGCCTTCAAGTTGAGTGGAGGCTGCGCTGCCGTGACAGCCGCGGCCACTGTGCGACCCGTTTGCGCAGGGCTGGCGTTTGCCGGCACAGTCACTTCCACCGAGCGGTTGTCGTTGATCGTCACCGCACCGCCAGCGCCGCCCGCGCCAGGTGGGAGTGCGGGAGACGGAACTGAGAACGCGCCGGAAGGTACCGCGCTGAAAAATCCCGCGGGCTGTGCAGCAGTCGGCACGTCACGGCCTTCCGCGGCGGCACGCTTGCGCGCGGCTTCGTTTGCGGCTTCGTCCACACCCTTGAAAAATCCCCGACCTGCCACGAGGCTTTTCACGCCCGCGGCAATGCCTGCCCAGCCACCGGCTTCGGTCAGTAGTTTGTTAAGCTGGTCGAGCATGAGGGCAATGCCAGCAACAGCGGCGGCAGCAGCGGCGGCAGCAGCGGCCATTGCCCAGAACCCGCCTGCGGCAATGCCGGCGTTTAGCCCGGTCGCCAATAAAGATGCACCGGTTGCGATCGCCCGTGCAACTATGAGCACGAACTGCCCGATGATTCGCACAAGCACGGAGTACAGCGGCATCAGCCCAGCCGCGCCAGCAAGCCCCACGCCCAGAAGGATCGCAACGATGCGCTTGCTATCGCCGTCCAGGCTTTCGATCCAAGCTTTCACAGCCGGGCCGATCTTCAGGATTGTCGAAACAATTGCGGCCCATGCCTCTTTGATCGTTTGCAGCACAGCCGCCGCAGAACCCGCGCCGAACATGGTATCAAGGAATCGTCCGAGCGCGCTGTCACCACCGCGCAGAAAGACCATGATATCGTCTAGGATTAGCGTCCAGGCAATCCACGGTAGCAGCACCCGGCCGAATCGAATCAACAACGGGAAGAACTTTCGCAGCAAGCCGAGCACACCGCCCGCGCCCCCGAAGATTGTGCCCAGCACTTTACTGAACAGCATCCAGCCACCGGACAAGAACGCCGCACCAAATGCGTGCGTGGTTTCTGCAACATGTGCGGCCGCCTTGCCGAATTGCTTTAGCCGTTCAGCGCCCCACTTGATTGCAGGCAGCACGCTTGCGATCAGCATCGCCTGAATGCGCTTGAACTGCTTGCCCATGGCGCCGATCGCAAGTAGCGCTTCATGGCTGGATTCGGCGAATTCATCGGAGAAAACCACGCCAGCAGCTTCCGCGGCTTCGCGCATCTTATCGATGTCACCCGGAGCGCCCTTGAAAATGGTAAGCATCCGTGCGCCAGCTTCACCGAATACTCGCTGCGCGAACGCACTTTTCTGGACAGGGTCTTCGATCGAAGCAATGGCTTTGCCGAACGTGAAGAAAAGCTCTTCCGGGTTTTGCTTCTTTAGATCTTTGATGCCCAGGCCCATCTTGCCTAGGACTTTCTTAACGCGATCACCGCCAGCTCCCGACACGAATAGACCGATATTTTTGGTCATTGTGCGAATGCCGCCGGAAAGTGTCTCAGTATCGACACCACCCTTTTTAGCGACAGAGCTCAACACTTGCATTGCCTCGGTCGTCATGCCCAGCTGCGTCGCGGTTTCTCTTGTTTCCGCCGCGAGCTCCATTTGCTCGTGGACTGTGTCAAGCAGCTTTCTACCCTCGAACACAGCGCCGAACACACCTCCAAAAATACCGAACGCCATTAACGCCTGGTGAAACGCTCCGGCCATACCGTGCGCGCCGGCTGCGACCTTGTGCTCGTTGTTTGCGACCTGGTCCAGCTTGGGGGCAATCGCGTCGGCTCCTGCTGCCACCTGCTCCTCAGCCGCCGCAGTCTCCTGCATAGCAGCCGCGGCGCCTTGAAACTCCACGCCCACTTCCGCGCCGAACCGGCTGAACTCTTCCGTGACTAAGCCGATTTGATCGCCCAGTTCAAGCATTGGCTCGGACATCAGCGCAATGGCTTCGCCAGCCGGAGCGAACGCAGCCGCCAGCCCCTGCACCTTGGCTTCTGCCGCCTGCGTGACTTTCGTTATTTGATCGATCTTTGCTCGATCGAAATCGAAAGTAAATCTTGCGAAAAGTTCACGCAGGGCCATGCGCGCTCCAGCCTTGCGGCGGTATCAGCATCAGGTTTGGTTCACGCAGGGCCATCGGTTACGCTTTCGGTTTTGCGGCGGCGGTCGCTCTTGCTTCCGCGGCTTCGATTGCATTTAACGCAACGTGCGCCTCATACAAATCGATGATCGTCCAGTGCTCAAGTATTACGTGGAGGCTGTCTTTTATCCTTTCGCTTGTGGCGATTCTCCAGATGCGCCAGTCCAGCCAACCAGGGATTTGAAGTGGCTCGCCGCCTGAGTTAGAAGCGGCAGGCCACTGCCGTCGAAAAAATCAGCGAACTGCCATTGGATGCAATACATCAGCCAAGCCAGTAGTTTCGTGGTCTTTCGATCAAACACATTATCCAAAAACGGAGTGAGTTCAACCCAGCCGCCGTCGGCCCATTTCACTTCGCACGCAGGTGCAAAGAGATCAATGATCGTCTGCAGGGGCGCGCCGATTCCGGCTAGCGCGGTGCGCAATCCAGCTGCGTTCACGCCGCCGTTGAATGCGGCGCCGACCGGGAAAAGCACTTGGACAATGATTGCTTCCGCGGCCAGTTGCTCGCGCAACTTGAGACCCTTGAGACGGAACTTAGTGTCCGCCACTTCGAATTCGTAACTCATGGTTGGCTCCTAGGGGTACGGGCTGGTCAGTTGCCGCCGACAATAGTGGCGAACGGCTTCATTACTACGGTAAGTTTCCAAGTCACATCAGGCTTGTTCTTGCCGAATTCCTGCGGCGCCGCTGCGGTTAGCCAGCACTTGTCGCCAGCATGCAGCGTTGCGCCGTTCTCATCCTTGAGCAGGAACACGCCCACGCCCGCACCGGCGGTTGAAATGCGGTCCTCTGCTAGCAGCGCGGCCAATTGCTGGTTGTGGCTTGAGTAGCCCTTGAGCGTCAACTCTACATCGTACCGGCACTCGTTGGTGGGGTAGCGGCAAACTTCGCCGTCTACGCCGCTGTCATCCTCGAACGCGTCGCCACGAGGGGTGACTTTGATGAAAGGGTCGCCAAGGCCGTCTGTGATCGGAAGCCCAATAAGGACCAGCGACACCGCTCTGCTATCGTAAACTTTGAATCCAGA